GTGGGAGTTCGTAAGCAAGCTGTGAGAGTAACTTTGCAATGAATAAGAGGGGGTTCGTCCCCCTCTTTTTTGTTTACAATTGCACGTTAACCTGGTATAATCAGGCTATACAGACAAAGGCATTATTGGAGATTGTAATGAACAAAGAACTGATCGACAGTTTCATAAAACAGGCAGCTGGTCTGGAACAGACGACCATTCCAATCGAATTTTTTGGTTTTCATGTACGAGACTTTGAGAAGTTTGCTGAACTGGTAGTTCAAGAGTGCGTCAGGGTTGTAGACGATCAGTTCTGGTCTGATCCCCATGAAGTCATTCAGGCCATGGAACTGATAAAGACACATTTTGGAGTGAAGTGATGACCGAGTACAATCCAGACTCTTGGGTCGTGATCAAGATGACCCACAAGGAACAGACGTTCTACAAGGTGCTGGGTGGATGGGCAGGCGGGTACACGCAGGGATCGAGTTGGCGTCTGAACAGCGGTATCGAGCGAGTCGAGGTCGAGGACGATATGTACAGGTTCTACGGCGCGTCCGGTTCTGTGTACGTCTGCTCTAAGCACGGGTACGGACTGAGGATGAGCATCGCCGGTATCTGGGATCAGATGAAGGAGCGGTTCCCTGATCAGGTCGAGCTGCTAGAGGACCGCGATTGGTCTACAATGGAGTGGAAGTGATGAATAAGAAAGATAGAGAGCTGCTGCTGTGTCATCGCTGCAAGGGTGTCGGTAAGATCTTCTGGGATGAACTCGTGAACCATCACAAGGGTGAGTACGACACCCATAGCAAGACGTGCGATCTCTGTAACGGTGCCGGTCGAGTCATCAAGACGATTGAGACCATCACTACGATCGAGCCCTACACTCCCGAGAACTGGGGAAAGAAATGGTGGTAGAATGAACATAGCACTCGACTTCGACGACACCTACACGCGCGATCCAGCTTTCTGGGACAAGTTCATTGCGAGCGCCAAAGATCGTGGTCACGACATCCGCATCGTGACGTTCCGCAAGAGCACGATGACGGACCCAGCGCTGGACTACCTGGCACGGTCCATTCCCGTCATCTTCACGGAGTATACTCAGAAGAGGGACTGGTGCAACCGCATCGGCTTCTTGGTAGACGTGTGGATCGACGATTCGCCAGAGTTCATAGTCAGCCACATTCCGACAATTGGGAGCGCTCCGTGATGGAAGATCCGGCTATCAGACTAGTTCGCCCGATGCAGATGGAGTACATGGTCGTCGGGACCATACTCAACAACTGGGGAAAGTACCTCTATAGGTCTACAGAGGAAGAGTTCTTAATGAAGTGTATGACGCTGTCGCACGGCGGCATGAACCCGGATCGCGTCAAGGCGATCCACCGACAACTAATGCAGGACGCAGGTCTATGAAGTACTACGCAATTATCTTGTTTATCTTTTTCATCCTATGTGGTATAGGTTATCTAGAAGTGGCGACGTGGAACGAGTGTCTCAAGGATCACTCGTGGTTCTACTGTCTGCGCATCCTCGGTTAGGAGATTGATTTGAAGTTCTATACGTCGTTTCACCAGTACGGCAGCAGGGTCCTCCTTCGCGGCTATGAGTTCGGCAACCGGGTGCAGAAGAAGCTGCACTACGAGCCGACGCTCTACGTCGCCAGGAGCGGCGATAACCTGCCCAAGACCAAGTTCCGTACTCTCGACGGGACGCCTGTCCATCCGATCAAGTTCGACAGCATGCGCGAGGCGCGTGACTTCATCAAGAAGTACGAGGACGTGGAGAACTTCAAGGTCTACGGCTCCACTAACTTCTCTTACTGCTGCATCAACGAGGAGTATCCTGGCCACATCGAGCACGATCCCAGCCTCGTCGCCGTCGTCTGTCTCGACATCGAGACCGACTCCTCTAATGGCTTCCCCAACATCGCTCAGGCCGACAAGGCGATCACCGCGATCACAATGCGTCGCGGCAACAGCATCGTCACACTCGGCCTCAAGGACTACACTCCTCACCTCGACAACGTGACGTACAAGAAGTGCGAGGGCGAGCACGAGCTGCTCGAGGAGTTCCTGTTCCTCTGGAACTCGCGCACATACTCACCCGACGTGTTGACCGGCTGGAACATCGAGGGCTTCGACCTTCCGTACATCGCCAATCGCATCAGGCGCCTGCTCGGCGAGGACAGGGCCAAGGAGCTCTCACCGTGGAAGCTCCTCGAAGAACGAGAGATCGAGGTCAGTGGTCGCCTGCTCCGCGTCAGCTTTCCCGTCGGCATCGCCGTACTCGACTACATGCGACTCTACAAGAAGTTCTCGTTCTCTAACCAAGAGTCCTATGCGCTCAACTTCATCGCCGAGAAGGACCTCGGTGAGAAGAAGCTGGATTACTCAGAGTACGGATCGCTCGCAGAGTTCTACGAGCGCGATCACCAGCGCTTCATCGAGTACAACGTCCACGACGTGAACCTCGTCTTCAAGCTCGAGGACAAGCACCGCTTCATCGAGCAGGTGATGGCCATGGCATACGACGCCAAGGTCAACTACGTGGACACCATGGCGACAGTTCGTCCCTGGGACACGATCATCAACAACTACCTGCTCGACAACGACATCGTCATCCCTCCGTCCTCGCGTCCCGGTGACCAGATCGTCGACATCGTCGGCGGCTACGTCAAGGACCCGCTGGTCGGCATGCACGAGTGGGTGGTATCGTTCGACTTGACTTCGCTGTACCCTCACCTGATCATGCAGTACAACATCTCTCCCGAGACCTACCAGGGTAAGATGGCGAAGACCTTCACGGTCGACGAGGTGGTTCACGGAGCTTACGACAGCGTTCGCGGCAAGCTCGTCGACGCCAACTTGACGGTCTGCCCGAACTCCTCGATGTACTCCCGTGAGAAGCAGGGGTTCTTCCCGGCGCTCATGGAGAAGATGTTCAACGACCGAGCCAAGTACAAGAAGCTGATGCTCGAGGCCAAGAAGAAGTTCGAGGAGACCAAGGACCCCGACTGGGGCAAGAAGATCTCTGCGTACCATAACCTGCAGCTTGCAAAAAAGATCCAGTTGAACTCAGCTTACGGCGCTCTCGCGAATAAGTACTTCAGGTGGTTCTCCGTGGAGAACGCGGAGGCGATCACCACCGCCGGTCAGCTCTCGATCAAGTGGATCGAGCGCAAGATCAACGGCTACCTCAACGAGCTACTCAAGACGGAGGGCAGGGACTATGTCATTGCAATCGATACTGACTCGATGTACATTGATATGTCTGGACTTGTCGAGCACGTTTTTGCTGAGAGGCGTCAATCTACTGATACTGCAGAAATCGTCGCCTTCCTGGACAAGGCCTGCCAGAATAAGATTGAACCTTTTATTGCAAAGTGCTATGATGAACTTGGCGTTTATGTTAATGCGTATCAGCAAAAGATGCACATGAAGCGCGAGTCCATCGCCGACAAGGGCGTATGGACTGGCAAGAAGCACTACGTCATGCACGTCCACAACGAAGAGGGCGTGGCCTACTCTACACCCAAGATGAAGATGGTCGGCATCGAGGCCGTGAGGTCGTCGACTCCGAAGGTCTGCCGTGAGAACATCAAGAAGGCCCTTACCATTCTCATGACGGGCGGTAAGGACCCTCTCATCGACTTCATCGAGGACTTCCGTAAGCAGTGGAAGACGATGACGTTCGAGGAGATCGCGTTCCCTCGCGGCGTCAAGCTGGCGTACTTCAGGAACATCAACGGCAACAACGTGCCCATGAGGTACTCACTGAACGACAAGTCGCTGCCGATCCAGGTACGGGCTTCGCTGGTCTACAACCAGATGGTCGAGGCTAAGAGCCTCACCAACAAGTACAAGCTGATCAGCGACGAGGAGAAGATCAAGTTCTGCTACCTCATGAAGCCGAACCCGTGTCACCACAACGTGATCGCGTCTCCCGCCGATCTCCCATCTGAGTTCGGGCTGGCCGGCTATATAGACTACGACTTACAGTTCAGCAAGGCCTTCCTCGAACCGATCAAGTCGATCACCGACGTGCTCGGCTGGAACTTAGAGGGAGAGGCGTCTACACTTGAAGGATTCTTTGGATGAACACTAAAGTAAATACAAAGCTCGACGAGGACTTCGACTTCGGTTTCTCAGCAGTCGACGAGAACGAACTCGACTCCATCAAGGAGCTCGAGGCCAAGGCGCAGACCCTGGCACAGCAGGCGATGGCGAACGAACAGATCGGCGCCGCCGTCAACGAGAAGCTGAAGAAGATGTACGGCATGATCGTCCCTCTCCTAGACAACCTGGCGAAGGACCCAGAGAAGTCGTACATCTACTGGCCGGATCGCCAGAAGAAGCTCGCCGCTTTCAAACAGAAGCTCAAGGACGTAATAGAACAGTGATCAACTATCTAGCGCTGCTAGTGGCCCTCGCGATCTCTATGGTCGCGGGCTACTTCTCCATCATTGGACTCACGGCAATATTCGCCGGCGCGTTCTGGCCCGTCATCATCATGGGCTCAGTACTCGAGGTCGGAAAGCTCGTGACTGCGTCGTGGCTCTATCGTAACTGGTACATCATCAGCAATACACTCAGGGTGTACCTGACGACCGCCGTGATCCTGTTGATGCTCATCACCAGCATGGGAATCTTTGGCTTCCTGTCGAGGGCTCACATCGAGCAGCAGCTCGCTTCGCAGAACGCCGACTCAGCCCAAGTAGAGATCTTAGACTCTAAGATCGCGTACCAACAGCAACTCATAGACGACGTCGATAAGCAGGTGAAGCAGATCGATGACAACATCTCCAAGATGACTCAGAGCGGTCAGACGAAGACGTCGCTCAGGGCCATCGGCGACCAGCGAAAGACCCGCGACGGTCTAGTAGCGAAGAAGGACGGACTCATAGAGGCGATCACAAAGCTGAAGAGTCAGAAGATCGAGGCGGAGGCCAAGGTCAAGAAGATCGAGGCGGAGGTCGGCCCGATCAAGTACATCGCGGACATGATATACGATTCCGCGGATACGAACCAGCTGGAAAAGGCCGTTAGACTCGTGATCATACTGTTGGTCATCGTCTTCGACCCGCTCGCAGTTGTGCTGCTCATCGCGGCAAACATAGGATTGACAAATTCCGGCACACGTAGTAAGATCAAGAATAAGAAGCGATCCAAGAGCGACAGAAACGTCGTAAGGATCGACAAATCACAGATAACGCGAATATAGAACATACGAGGTAGAGATGTCACTGATCGATAAGCTCATCAAGAATTCAAGCATCAAGGAGACCGCGACCCTAGACGACAGCAAGGTCTACGGCAAGGCGGACATGATCCCGACGACGGTCCCCATGATCAACGTAGCCCTGTCGGGCTCCATGGACGGCGGACTCACTCCGGGTCTCACGGTACTCGCCGGTCCCTCCAAACACTTTAAGACCGGCTTCTCTCTGTTGATGGCCGCATCGTTCCTCAAGAAGTACAAGGACGGCGTCATCCTGTTCTACGACTCTGAGTTCGGTACCCCGCAGAGCTACTTCGAGACGTTCGGCATTCCCCTCGACCGAGTGGTCCACACGCCGATCACCGACGTGGAAGAGCTCAAGTTCGACATCATGAAGCAGCTCAACGAGCTCGACCGCAAAGACGAGGTCTTGATCGTCATCGACTCCGTCGGTAACCTCGCTTCCAAGAAGGAAGTCGACGACGCGCTCGAGGGTAAGTCGGTCGCCGACATGTCCCGCGCCAAGGCGCTCAAGTCTCTATTCCGTATGGTCACACCTCACCTGACCATGAAGGACATTCCCCTCGTCGTGATCAACCACACGTACAAGGAACTCGCCATGTACCCACGCGACATCGTCTCGGGTGGTACCGGCATCTACTACTCGGCCAACACGATCTGGATCCTCGGACGCCAGCAGGAGAAGGACAGCGACGGCATCACGGGCTACAACTTCGTGATCAACGTCGAGAAGTCCCGCTTCGTTCGTGAGAAGAGCAAGATCCCGATCACCGTCTCCTTCGACGGCGGCATCAAGCGCTGGTCCGGTCTCCTCGAGCTGGCCATGGAAGCCAAGATCGTCTGCAAGCCTAGCAACGGCTGGTACCAGCAGTGCGACCCCGAGACCGGTGAGCTCATCGGCGACAAGATGCGCCTGAAGGACATCGACGACAACAAGGACTTCTGGCTAAAGATCTTGAAGGAGACCGGTCTGACCGAGTTCATCAAGAACAAGTACAGCCTGACCGGTAAGGGCGCAATTCTCGATTCCGACGAGGAGTAATCATGATCGAAGAGGTGATCCTCTCTAACCTGGCGCACAACGAAGAGTACGCCAGGAAAGTCCTCCCATTCCTTCGCGAAGAGTACTTCGGCGACAGTTCACATCGCCTGACGTACAAGCTCGTGTCGGACTACATCAACAAGTTCAATGGGCTTCCCTCCAAGGAGGCCCTACTCATCGAGCTCACTAACACGTCGGGCTTGAGCGAGGTCGCGTACAAGGGCAGCAGCTCCGTCATCGAGTCTCTCAAGCGAGATGAGTCGGGTATGGAGTGGCTGATCGAGAACACGGAGAAGTTCTGTCAGGACAAGGCGCTCTACAACGCGGTGTCCAAGTCGATCCAGATCATGGACGGCTCGGCGAAGAACGTCGACAAGGGAGCCATCCCGCACATCCTGCAGGAAGCGCTCGCAGTCACATTCGACACGAGTGTCGGTCACGACTACCTTGAGGACAAGGACGCTCGGTACGACTTCTATCACAAGAAGGAAGCTCGCCTGCCGTTCGATCTCGCTTACATGAACGAGATCACCAACGGCGGCATCCCGCGCAAGACACTCAACATCATCCTCGCCGGCACTGGCGTCGGTAAGACGATGTTCATGTGTCACTGCGCTGCGGGTAACCTAGTGCTCGGTAAGAACGTCCTGTACATCACCATGGAAATGGCCGAGCAGGAGATCGCAAAGCGCATCGATGCCAACCTGCTCAACACCAACCTCGATGAGCTGGCGCTGATGCCCAGGGAGTCGTATAGGAAGAAGGTGGAGAGGCTGAAGCAGAACACTGTCGGTAAGCTCATCATCAAGGAGTACCCGACCGCCTCGGCGTCGACCCACCACTTCAGGGCTCTGTTGAACGAGCTGTCGCTGAAGAAGAACTTCGTACCCGACGTGATCTACATCGACTACCTGAACATCTGTTCTAGCTCGAGGATCAAGGCGGGATCGCAGGTCAACTCCTATACCCTGATCAAGTCGATCGCCGAGGAGATCAGAGGTATGGCAGTCGAGTTCGGTGTACCGATCATCTCGGCTACCCAGACGACTCGTACGGGCTACTCATCGAGCGACGTCGACCTGACCGACACGTCCGAGTCCTTCGGCCTCCCGGCCACAGCCGACTTCATGATCGCCCTCATCTCTACGGACGAGCTCGCGGACATGAACCAGGTTATGGTGAAGCAGCTGAAGAACAGGTACGGCGACCCCAACAAGAACAAGAGGTTCATCGTCGGAGTCGACCGCGCCAAGATGAAGTTCTACGACGTGGAACAGGGTGCGCAGGAGAACCTGATGGAGGGTCCTGTATTCGATCGCACGGATATGGGAAGGGACACTCGCGAGTCCATCAAGGACAAGCTGAAGATGCTCATCTCTTAAAGAGGAACATGTCCTTCCACTGGACCTTCTCTTTGTCAGACAATAAGTCGGTCTTCGACAGCCACTCCAGCACCATACCCTTCTCTCTGCCGTGGGCTTCTATCTCCCACGGCAGGTCGTAGTACTTTACCTTCGTGTCGTCTATCCACTCGACCTTCTTCCACTTGCTCTTCTTGCAGTCCCTCATCGACTGTACAAGGTCGCCAGTGGCGTACTGTTTTATGTGAACCATCTCGTGCATGACACAGATCACCTGGAGCATCTCGCTCTGGTTTCGGTCTATGGACATCTCGAAGCTCTTCGGGCGGACGGGATCGTCGATCCACTCTACCTCGGCGACGTTCTCGTCCAGCCCGTCTTTCATCTTGATGGAGACTTCCAGGGTCTCCAGCATCCTCTTGGTCATGAGTTTCTGGCCAGCATAGTCTACCGCATCACGTATTAAGGCCTTAAGTCTAGGTGACTTAGAACCATATACTTTGATGAGCATGTCGTCCTTCCTTAGGGTTGGGCAATGGTATTTATGTTCTCGGCTTTTGACGATTCCATGAATTTTAGTTTGTACAAGTTAGCCTAGATATAGTATAAGTACAATATCAGACGGAGGGTTGAATGCTGCAGATTTCGGATTCTCATAAACAACTCCTTGCTACTATGATGGACTATGAGATACTGAACTTCCTAGATCCGGCAATCAACCGAGCCCAGATAAACTACTCCGATCGTGAGTACGCTCGGCTCCTCGTCGTCAAAGAGTACATGCAGAGCCGGATAGCCCTCTACAAGAGGTAAGAACACGGGCGTGTGGTCAGGTGACCCGGAGGGACTTATAAACCCTTTAGCACTAGATTGGTGTTCTCGCTAGGGTTCGAATCCCTACACGCCTACCAATCACCAGCCCTCTTAGGCCAACTGGTTAGAGTCAGCGGACTTAAAATTCGCAAAGTGTCGGTTCGAATCCGACAGGGGGCACCAATCGCGCCTATAGCTCAATGGTCAGAGCTGACGGCTCATAACCGTCTGGTTCCGGGTTCGAATCCTGGTGGGCGCACCAATTCAACATGAGGTCAACATGAAAGACGTCAACGTGCAAATCGGTCCTGGGTTTCTCGGTCTACTGACAATCCTGTTCATCGGTCTAAAGCTCACCGGCTACATCGCCTGGTCGTGGCTCTGGGTATTAGCTCCCATCTGGATCCCGATGGCGTTCGCCATGGTCATCATCTTGATGGTGCTCATCGGCGCTGCCCTCGGCATCGCCACGGTAAAGAAGAGGCTCTGATGTCGCGAGAACAGGTCTCAGTATTCTACTCGGACGACTTCGACAAGAAGGCGATCGTCTACTACGACATCGTCAAGAAGCGCTTCGAGGTAGACTTCGCGAAGAACGGCCTGATCGTGGCCACCGAGTCGTACGACGGTCGCAGCGAGCAGTACCACGAGGACGCCGCAGAGAACTACGTCATGGGAGTGAAGCACATTGATTGAGAAGGCATACATCCTCTACATCGACGAGCCCAAGTCGGTAGAGTGGGCGCAGGAGTGCGCTAAGTCATGTGAAGAGCACGACGTCCCGTTCGAGATGTTCAAGGGCTTCAAGGGGCTCTCTATCGAAGAGCTGACGCACAAGACGGGCTGGGTCTGCGGTCGACCCGGTCTCGAGAAGAACGACGAGCAGTACGTCCGCGAGTACAACGCGGCCCTGGGTCACATCAAGATCTGGGAGAAGATCGCCGCTGGTGATCAGCCGTGCGCTATTCTCGAGCACGACGCGATCGTCAAGCAAGACTTCACCGACATCGACATGAAAGGCGATGTCATGTTCCTCGGACCGCGGGTCAACAAGAGGACCGACTATGAGTTCCCTACGTGGACGGACGTGATCTCTATCAAGAAGACTCGTAGGTTCGAGGGTCTGCACGCATACGTCCTCTCGCCGACGACGGCCAGGTTCCTACTTGACAAGGTTAGCGAGATGAAGCGCATCCTACCATCTGAGGCGATGCTCAGCGTTCGCAACCCGTACGATATGGACCTCCGCGTTGTCGATCCACCGTACGTCGTCTGCGAGCTCGGCGGTCGCAAGTCTTTCACCATGCAGGACGAGATCACGATCCCGCAGAACTTCCGCGATGAGCCGGGATTCTTGGCGGGCCTCAAGCCAGACGCGGTGAGGTTCAAGACCAACGACTATCAGTTCACAGAGGATTGGTTCAGCGGCAACATCGATAGCTGGGTAGAGCTCTTCAGCAAGTACGACAAGAAGAAGACCGACAAGCTCAGTATCCTCGAGATCGGCTCCTACGAGGGTCGCGCCACGATGTGGCTGGTGGACAACATGATGGACCACCCCGAGAGCAGGATCCTGTGCGTCGACACCTTCAGGGGAAGCCCCGAACACACCGCCAAGGCGAAGGCGACTATCAAGGACACCTTCCTGCACAACGTGAGCGTGTCCAAGTGGCCGGAGAAGGTCGGTCCCATCATCGGCGACTCTCGGTTCGTGCTGCCGACTCTCTGCCGAGACGGTCAGTCCTTCGACATCATCTATGTGGACGGGTCTCACGCCACGCTCGACGTCGTCAACGACGGGATCTTTGCTCTTCATCTCTTGAAGAGGGGCGGGATCATCATATTCGACGACTACAAGTGGACCGACCCTATTCACGGCAATAACCCAGTCAAGAAGGCCGTCGACTTCTTGGACGCCAACTACCCGAAATATATGGAACGCGTGCTCGACGGATACCAGCGCGCGTACCGAAAGGCTCCGTAGCTCAGTGGATAGAGCATCCGCCTTCTAAGCGGATGGCCGCAGGTTCGAGTCCTGCCGGAGTCGCCAGTTTCTACTAAAATAGGTGTGTACATTTAAGACCGCCTGTTGTACAGTAGGAAAGTAGAGAGCAGTGAATGGGCTCTCAAATATCAACACAATGGAGAACTACAGAATGGCTCACATCAATCGCGTGTTCAACTACCTGTCCAAGCGCCCGACCTCTCCGGGTGTGACCGCCTCGCGGATCGCCTCGGACACGAAGGTCCCGCGTGACTCGGTCATGAAGCGAATCCACGACCTCCGCAACGAGGGCTTCCGGATCTACTCGAACCGTCGTATCGTCAACGGTCGTGAGGTCCTCTACTACCGTATGGCTTCCTGATAGCCGACTGGAGGGGCGCTACGGCGCCCCTTTTCAGTTCTAGGGGTAGACCTACCATCCAGAAGACCGGCCCTCTGGAGTGATCTGGAGGGCTTCTGGACCGGCCGTCTAAGTTATTGATTTGATTAGACTAAAAAAGTGGGCTTCTGGCTCACTTTTTTGTTTACTTTTTAGTAGATCCATGGTAGAATCTAATCATAATCAAGGAACGGAACATGACACTCTCTGAACACCTTGCCGCTCTCAATGCCGAGAAGATCGCCTGGATGGCCGAAGCTCCGGACCGCTGGACTGGCCTCTGGGTCGAGGACCTCGCCCACTGGGCCGAGATCGGAGTCCACACGGTCGAGGACTTCAAGCGCTACGACCTCATCCAGATGATCTGGGAGATGTACAAGGACGTGACCGGCTGCCGTCCCCGCCACATGGACTTCGACTCCATGTCCTACGAGGATCTGGTCAAAGAGGCCGACTACCTCGGCTCCCAGATGGACCGAGCCATCGAGGAAGACGAGGCCTGGCTCCGCGAGATCCAAGAGGAAGAGGCCCAGCTCAAGCTCGAGCGCGACGCCTGGCTGGCCGAGCAGCCCGAACCCATCGACTACGTTGCATGCCACTATCAGGAAGGATGGCTCTAATGACTATGCCCGCTGGAAAGTACTATGTCGGCGACCTCTGCTACGTCCTGCACGACAGCTGGGACGAGTTCTGTGACATCACGATCTCCGACCACAAGTGCCTTGAGGGCGAGTTCAACTTCAAGGACGGTCGTCGGTTCGCCAGCTTCAGCACGAAGTGGGGTGACGGCTCATACATGGACCAGTACGCTCGCGACTACTGTGTGGACGCCGGCCTGATCGGGTGCATCTCGGTCAATGACATCGACAGCGGTCTCCAAGAGATGGCGGTAGACGTCGGCCCTCGCTTCGGTGGTCAGATCATCACCTTCGATAAGCCCTTCCACTGCTACGAAGAAGACGGTAGGATCTACATCGGGGACGTTGTGGTCAACACCGATCCCCTCGAAGATGAATATCGCGAAGACGAAGAGGAGGACTACTGATGAAGAAGCAGATGGACATGGACGTCATGCGGAACCTCGAGAACCTCCCGCTCGAGGAGGCCCGAGCCCTTGCTAAGAGCCAGCTCCAGATGAAGAAGACCTCTACAAAGTACAACAACCTGCTCCGAGACCTCGACCGGGCCAAGACCTCTCGAGAAGTGGAGCGCATCATGTGGAACGTCATGCTCGCGGGTGAGGGCTTCGCAATGCCCGGATCGGCTTGGCAGAAGCTCCACTCCAACACCTAGGAGACAATATGTCATCATTCATTCGTGTAGTCCTCAACGGTTGGTTCATTCTCGGAGTCTACGGGCTCCTGCTTCCATGGATGATCTCGGCTTCCGATGATTTTCTAGTCATCGGCGGCATCGCTATCGGTGTACTTATTGCACCGGTTGTGTTATACTACGCCAATAAGACTTTCGTCACCAATCTCATGGAGAAGCTCAAGTGAACATTCGCAACCTCGCATTCCTCGGTGTGGCCGCCCTCTCGCTCGCGGCGTGCTCTACCGTCCCGGCCGGCCACGTCGGTGTCAAGGTCTACCTGCTCGGTGGAGCCAAGGGTGTCGACTCTGAAGAGCTGCCGGTCGGTCGCTACTGGATCGGCATGAACGAGCAGCTCTACATCTTCCCGACCTACATGCAGAACTACACGTGGACCAAGGAACCCGACTCCACCGGTACCGAGGACGAGTCCATCTCGTTCCAGACCGTCGAGGGTATGACCGCGAACGCGGACGTCGGCATCTCCTACTCTCTTGACCCGACGAAGATCAACAAGATCTTCCAGACGTACCGTCGTGGCGTCGAGGAGATCACCGACACGTTCCTCCGCAACATGGTCCGAGACGCCCTCGTCAAGCAGGCGTCCACCAAGCCGATCGAGTACATCTACGGTGCCGGCAAGGCCGAGCTGATGCAGGCCGTCCAGGCCGACGTGCAGAAGCAGGTAGAGCCCATCGGCATCAAGATCGACAAGATCTACTGGATCGGCGAGATCCGCCTGCCTCAGACCGTCATCGACTCGATCAACGCCAAGAACGCGGCCACTCAGATGGCCCAGCAGCGCCAGAACGAGGTCGCCCAGGCTCGAGCCGAGGCCGAGAAGAAGGTCGCCGAGGCCAAGGGCGAGGCCGACTCCATCCTCTTGAAGGCCAAGGCCCAGGCTCAGGCCAACCGAGAGCTCAGCTCCTCGATCACGCCGGAGCTCGTGCAGTACCGCGCCCTCGACAAGTGGGACGGCACCCTGCCCAAGATGACCGGGTCCAACGCGGTCCCGTTCGTCAACGTGGATCCCGGCAAGTAAGCACCAATCTGAGACGTGGATTATAAATAGGGGGAGGAATCCCCCTATTTTCGTTTTGAGGCAGACATGGCACAGTTCAGAAAAGACATGCACCAGTACCTCGCGGATGGAAAGACCATCTTCGAGGTAATGATGCTTGCCGACCAGTACGGCAACATGGTCGGACCGGCCAACCCGTCCGGTATGGCGGTCGACGCCTTTGGCAGGGCCAGAACGTCGACGCCGCTCACGCTGTTCGACTCCTCTCACAGGTACAGGGACAACGGGCTGTGGGCCACCTCCAATAGCACCGGCACGACTTACGCTTTCAATGCGAATGCCGGTCTCGTAGAGCTCAACCTGCCTACGACCGACGGGGCCGAGATCGTCAGAGAGACCACGAAGGTCTTCTCTTACCAGCCCGGTAAGTCCCTACAGATCTTGAACACCTTCGTCTTCGAGCCGCCGAAGGCCAATGTTCGCCAGAGAGTCGGCTACTTCGGGGCGCAGAACGGCATCTACTTCGAGGCCAACGGCACCAGTCTCGCCTTCGTCAAGAGGTCGTACACCAACGGCTCTGTCGTAGAAGTAAGAGCTGAGCAGGCCAACTGGAACGTCGACACCCTGCTGGGCGCCGTCAACTCCTCTCCGTCTCAGATGCTGCTGGACGCCACGAAGGCTCAGATCTCGTTCTTCGACGTAGAGTGGCTGGGACTCGGTACCATTCGCTGCGGCTTCGTCATCAACGGCCAGCTCATCCACTGCCACTCTTTCCACCACGCCAACTACATCAACTCTACCTACATGACCACGGCATCCCTGCCGCTGAGATTCGAGATCAAGAACACGGGTACTGCCGCCAGCAACAGCACCATGAAACAGGTATGCTCCTCGGTAATGTCAGAGGGCGGCTACGAGCTCAGGGGTCTCCAGCAGTCAGTTGGAACTCCAATCGGCACCGGCAAGCAGCTTCCAGACGCGAACACGTTCTATCCGATGGTGTCTATTAGGCTCAAGAGCACTGCGCTCGACGCCGTCGTCATTCCGAGCGCGGTCTCCCTGATGGGTAAGGGAAACGGCGTCGACTTCCAGTGGCAGATCAGGGCTGGCGGCACTGTCACCAACACTGCTCCCTGGACCGATGCCGGTTCAAATTCGGCGGTTGAATACACCCTCACCGCCAACTCGATCTCAGGCGGTCGAGTCTTAGCCACTGGCTACTTCAATTCATCCACTCAGTCTTCTCCATCGATAGACATCCTCAAAGAAGCGCTGTTCAAGTTCCAGCTCGAGAGGAACGGTCTGACTGGAACCCCTGAGCCATTCACGATAGCAGTCGCCACTGGAAGCGCTACCAGTAACTGCTACGCCTCTCTCGACTGGGAAGAAGTCTCGAGATAACTCGAGACCACCGTCTCCTGAGGCTACGCTAAGATTTGATAAATAGAAGAACACTATCAGATCAGGGCGGAGCTATGCTGACTTTCAAGACATTCATTACAGAAGGTGCCGGTAGGATCCTCAGCAAAGGCGCTGAGGCTCAGAGGCACACCGACAAGTACATCAAGCCGTTCGTAAAGGGCGGGGCTCAGCACGCCGAGGGTACTCACACTCTGGCCGTCGATGCCGCTGGAATGTCTGCCGGCGACAGCGTCACCCTCCACTCTCACCACGTAGATGAAAAGGGAGCGCACCACGTCGTCGTCTCTAAGCCCGGTTCTAAGCAGAAAGTGTCCATTCCGACTTCTAAGCTCTACAAAGTCGGAACGACGTCTGAGAACAAGGGACACGCCTACGAGTCCGACTTCCTGAACAGACTAAAGAGCCACGGTATCGCTCCACAAGAGTCGGCCGCAGCCGGTTCAACCGGCGGCACTGACTTCCCCATCCTCAACAAGAAGAAGAAAACGACTCACGGCGGTAGGGTTACCGGAGAGCTGCTACACGGAGAGGCGAAGGCCGGCGTCACAGCCGCCATGGGCCAGCTTACCATCAAGCACGACCCAGCAATGGGCGGGTGGCACATCCCCGAAAAGGCCAGGGCGCTTCGACCTGAGTACGCCAGGCACATTGAAGAGGCCGGAATCCTGAAACACATGAACAAGCACTACAATCCAGACAAGCACGAGATCGCGACTACCGCAAGCGGCCGCGCCCAGAGCATCACCATGCACCACCCGGACATGGGACCGGCTGACGCCTACCTGCGCGATCACCACGTACACGTCCTTCAGGTCGGCGGTGGGTTCGGCACATATCGCGTCGGTGATAAGGATGTCACCGGTCACGGTCTGCCCAAGCTAGAGGGCGAGGGAAAGTGGACCATCAGAGAGAAGCAGGCGGGCAACAAGAAGGCTAGGACCGTCATGTTCCAGCCGGCAGGCAAGAAGAGCCTGAAGAAGAGTCACGTCAATCTCGACAGAGATGACCACATCGAAGATTTCAAGAAAACGCTGGGACACAAGTGACATGCTGAGCTTTAGTTCATTCTTAAGAGAGTCGACACTGATCACCGAGGGAGTCCGACAGGGACTGCCGCACATCATGACGATGGACCACGAGCAGTTCCATAACCTGACGAAGAACGGACGCGTCGACCTGTCCAACGTGACAGAGAAGACCGACGGATCGACGATCGTCATGGGTCACGACAAGGACGGGTTCTACACCCAGTCGTCCGGTTCCGGTCCAGAGAAGATGCGCAATCCCGGTGACTACCTAGCGCGAGCCCAGCGTCGCGCTGCCGAGAAGGGCGTTGAGGTGGATCCGGCTGGATCGAACATGTTCGACCACGCTCACTCGATTCTCCAGAAGAACAAGGGACTGAGGGGATACCTAAAGGCTCACGCCGAGAAGATGGGCGGTGAGTCCAAGATTCGCGGTGAGCTGTTCTACATGCCGTACGCTCGCCCGTCAGAAGAGAAGAAGGGTGAGGTCAAGTTTGTCGGTACGTCCTACGACCCGTCGCACATGGGTCCGGTCGGAAAGATCGTCGTACACTCCAAGCTACCAGAGAACAGGATGCACGACCTCGAGACGATCAAGAAGCACGGCGCGAAGAGCGAGATCAACTTCGACGACGACCGCATCGAGGTACCTCCGAGTGCCGTCGACGTCTCTAATGAGATCCAGGGTCTCAAGGGAATCAACAAGAACCTCCTCAACATGAGGACAACGCCGAAGAACAAGGCCGACAAGATGGCCGAACAGGCGAAGCTCGACGTCATCAAGAAGGCTGTGTCCGACAAGGTAGACAACCACGTCAAGTCTCTGAACATCTCGCCTAAGTGGGGTACGGGCTCTGAGGGTCTCGTCGTCCATCCTCCCGAGGGAACTGAAGCGCCGCGATTCAAGGTGACGTCAGACAACTTCAGGAAGTTCAAGGCCGCAGAAAAGCTGAATCCTACTTTCAAGACGAGGAACGCCCCGAATGCTTAAGTCATTCTTAGAGTACATCACCGAGGGCGGTAACATCAAGGTAGAGGGAGGAGAGGCTGCGCCCTTCTCAGTCACCGACAGGACCAGATGGAAGCGAGCGGGCGACGCGAAAGAAGCCCTATCGGACATGCACGACCAGTTTCACAAGGAGTCTGGCGGTCAGCACCTATTTGGTATGAATAAGTCCGGACTAGAGAACGGAACGACGTTCGCGGGTTCGACTCGCGCCCTGATGGACAAGAACATCAACAGTTCGGACTTCGCTAAGCACATCTCGAGCGTCGGTGACATCGACGCACAGATGCACCACGATCACAAGAAGGCTATGGACAAGTTCCTGTTCCCCGGCAGGAAGTTCGGTAAGTACATCGTCGTCGGAACGAAGAAGCACGGCAATGAGATCTCTGCCGTCATGAAGCACGAGAACGGCGAGAACCACCAGTTCGACTTCGAGGGAGTCCACACCGACCCGAAGACCGGCGAGCCAACACCGGGTGAGCAGTTCCTTCACAGCGCCGACTGGTCTGATCGTCAGCGCGGAGTCAAGGGACTTCATCACAAGATGCTGATCAACGCCGCCGGCGGATCTGAGAAGAAGTTCTCCATCACCCACGGACTCAAGGACAGGTCGGCCGATCCTAAGGAGCCGGGTCTCAGCGATCCGGCTCACGTCACGGCGGCGCTGTTTGGACCGAAGGCAGACGTCAGCAAGATTCACTCGTTCACGGGTGTCGCTGACCTCATCAAGAAGCACGTATCTCCAGAACGTCACCAGGAGATCTTCAATAAGTTCGTCAGCTCAGTCGGCAGCAAGAAAGACGTAGACCACAGTAAGGCCGTCGCTCACTTGGCCAACACTCTTGGAATCGCGCACCACCCCGTCAACGAAGAGACTGAGCAGACCCATCACACTTCGGTAGTCCCGCTCACCGGGTTCTCTCCGATCTCTCACATGGGACATGCGCGTGACCTAGGTGGTTCTCTGTCGAAGCTGCCGGGAACGAAGCACGTTGGTATCTCCTCTAAGTCAGACGTCTACACTCCAAAAGAGCGCGGTGACATCCTCTCACGCCAGTGGGGTGGCAAGTCAAAGCCGTCTGTTCACGTAGTGAAGTCAGCAGGTGAGACCGTCAGGGCCGCACACGACTCTCTTCCGGAGCACGGCAAGAAGGTGCTTCACTTACTAGTCGGTCACGACAGGGCTGACTTCGCTCACGGACTGAAGAAGTCACTCGAGGCCGGTAAGGTCAAGGAGATGGAGGGTCGTCACTTCGAC